GGCCCAACAGTCCTTATGCTTACCGCCTAAAAGAAAAGCCCCTGGTGGCTTAAACCAGAGGCTTTCTTTTAGAAGTCGGGCGATGGGGGTCAGGCCGACTCCCACTAACAGAGAGTGAGTGCGCTGATTAAATCAGGACTCAGCTGTCGGGTCAATAAGGCAAACGTGTTTTGCTACTGCAGCCATGGCTCTGTCGAGCTCTACCTCGTAAGCAATCTTGTCGTCTATTTGGTCGTAGGTCACCTCTCCTCGAATCACTGACTCGGGCGACTTAGCGAACTCGCTAATCGCATACCTGAATGCGTCATCCGAATCCCCTCCAATGCCGAGCATGGGTACTGAGAAAAGGAAAAGCTTTACCTGTGTCTCTTCTTTTACGTGCTTCATAACTGACTCAAGTATCTCTGAAGTATTCACGTTAGTCTCCCTCCTAAGATTCTCCTGCAGTACTCAGCGATACATGCTGCGTCTGCGATGTTGTCGTCTGGCTTAGTCTTCCTCCCTGGAGTTAAGTCAAGGTCTGGCACAAGCCTCCTCGCAGCTGCAATGGCTCGAGGCTTTGGCTCTCCCGAACCAGGACACACTTCCTTTTGCCAAGTCTTTGGGTGCGGGATGTCGTATCTGCACCCAAGGCCCGACAGGAGCCCCTCCAGGCGACCCCAGTTGCGCCCCATGGTGATAGCGCTGACTGCTCCCATCTTAGGGGCAGGGCGGCTTCCTAGAGCCTCTATGGCGGCTGAGATGGAATCTACAGTGCATCCCTCTTCTTCACATCGCTGCTCAAGCCAGGAGGTAAGGGCCCTCAGGTCGATGTCTTTACCAACGATGGGTAGTTTGGTGGCAGATACAAGACTGCCGTCCCCCCTGAGGAGGACGGCAGCACCTTGTTTTCCTGGGTCTATGCCAAGGTAAATCATGGCTAGAAGGGTATCTCATCGTCTTCGGCAACGTCGTTACTTGCAACGTCGTTGAACCAGAAGGTGTCGTACCCGTTTCGGTTTGTCGTCTTACGCATCTTGATGCGCTTGCCAACAACATCCGCCTGGACTCTCCCGGCCTTGTTTTGCTCCGGGTTGTACAGCTCGTCCATAGGCGGCAGGTTTCCGAGCAAGAGCATCATGTCTTGCGCCAGAATCTTAAGACCTACGTCAGACGCAGACTGAAACTTCTCGACGAAGCCGCCCTTCATGATGCCCTCGTCGACCTCAAGGCCCCACTTGTAGTAGGTCTTGTCGGAGTCGGTCGTCCAATAGTTAAAGAAAAGGACTCGGACTGTGTAGTCGCCATCCTCAAGAGGGACTGGCTTTCTGTTTGAAGAAGACCCTCCCGAGCTGTCTCCTCCACCGCTTGGCTTAAAGTCCTCTGGAGCGAAGTTGCCCCAGATGTCTGCTGCTTCTTTTACTGAACCCATTTTGTAATACCTTCCTAGTTAGTGGGTTGGTTTGGCTTGAAGCTGGCGTCAAATGCCGCCTCAAGCGCCTTGTAATCAAGTTCAAGGAGCTCTGGCATTGGCTTAGCCAGAGACCCTCTGGCGCCGCATTCAATGTGCAGGTCACCGTCCTTAAAGGGAGCCGTCCGGATGTACCTAGACTCGTTCTCCCCTATCTCAACACGCAAGATGAAGTCGACAGCACCGTGCAGTACCTTTCTCGCACTGCCAGGAAGAGCTGACGTGACTGTGACCGAGCCACTCCTCTTGCCGTTGTCGTCGATCTCAATCTCTTTGCGCTCGTGGCTGATGAACACGATGGTCATGTCCAATTTGCGGAGCGTAGCGATTGCGTTCGTCAGCTTGCGTCGAGCCATCTTGTAGCCCTTGCCGTAGCCAACATCAGACAAGTCTGTCCACTTGTTCTCTGAGCAGACATCGTCCACGAGGAACTCATAGAGGTTGTCCACGGTGTCGACGACCAGGGTCTCCCACTTGTGGTCTTCCTTGAGCAGCGCCTTGATTGCATTGCGGAAGTCGGACCAGGAGTTTATCTGTATCTCTGCAGCCTCCATCGCTGCAGTCCCTGGCTCAGTGGCGAGGAAGAGTGCGTTTGTCATCTGGTTGGCGAGCGTTGTCTTGCCCACCTTCGGCTCTCCAAAGAACAGCCAGATGTAGTCTTTGACGTTGGTTAGTGGTTTGTGCTTTTCAGTTGGGATGATTCCCATGTCTTCTCCTTTGTTAACCCAGTTCAGGGTGTGGGTTGTCGATAACCCGGTAAGCGTCTCTCGTTACGTGCTTGCAGCACAGGTCAAGGAAGGCGCACCTTCCGAACCTGCCCACACAGCTCTCAGTGTTGCGAACAGGTAGTCCGCCATTCTCGGTGTAGAGAATCCTCTTGTGGATCTCCCAAGCCTCCCTTCTCCAGAGGGCCATCTCGGCCTCTGTTCTGGTGACGATCTCCTGGAAGTAATAGAACTCAGGCCTCTTGGCGTAGTCCTCTTCCATCCTCTTGATGTAGTCCTCTACGGTGTCTCCCTTCCTGCGCTTCATGGTTGGCTTACGCAGGATTCGGTAAATCATCTTCCTGATGTACCTCTTGTTCCTTATGGACGCTGCCTCGAGGTACGCAGATATTTGGAAGTCGACATCAAGCCTGTCTATGTAGCTTGCGTCTACCCGGCTTGAGCTCTTGTACTCCCACACTGCGTCGTGACTCAGCCCATCCATCATCCCTGAGTAGGCGTGGGTCCTCGACGACCTCCCCGTTGCTGGGTTCCTGAATGGCAGGTGAAACTTAACCTCTGCCTGATCGGGCCAGTCGCTCCACCTCTCAAGCGCTCCGCGAACCATAATCTCAGCGATTCCTGCCGAGACCTGAGCTCGCTCTACGTCTTCACGAAGAATAAGCGCCTTTGAGTTCTCCTCGATGTGGTTGCTCGCCGCCTCTGGACTCTTCCTTTCTAGGCCCAGGTGGATTGCTGTTCCCATCTCCAGGTTTGCTCCCTGAATCATGGGGCGCAGCAACTCTAGGTACTTGAACCTGTGCAGCTGCTCGCACCGGCTGAACGTAACCATTTCCGATTGCGTGATTGCTCTCTTTGTCATACAAACTCTCCCATCCCTCAGCGAGCAAGTGATCAGCCCCGCAGTATTCGCAGGTAAAGGTTCCATTCAGGCGAATGGACACCGTTGTGTGATCACAAAACTCGCAACAAATCGCCTCTTTCATGGCGGGTCTCCTTCCTAGAGAGCCGTCAAGATAATACATGTGCAGAATAATTAGGTCAACTGGTTGTAATACATTAGTAAGGTATGTATGCTCCCTTCTTTGGAGGTGTGAATGAACGTCATGAATCTCAATGGAACAAGGCTCCTTCGCGAGTGGCAAAGCCGCGAAGGAATAAACAGAAAACAGGCAGCTGAAAGGCTTTCGGTGGGCTTGCCAACGCTCGACTCCTGGTTGCAGGGGAACCGTCGCCCAGGCTTAGCGGCGGCTCGAGTTATTGAAGAGGCCACTGGAGGCCTCGTTAAGACAGATGACTGGTTGACTGGCGAGGAGCTCGCCACCGTCCGGTCGGCAGGGAATTAGTTCACCACACAGGCGGGACAGTACTCGTCCCGGCTAGGGGGAAGTTATGGCAAGAATCAGGTCGGTGAAACCTGAGTTGTTTCACCACGAGGGACTGGCATCGTGTTCTCCACATGCGCGTCTCCTCTTCGTAGCGATGCTGCAGTTGGCGGATAGAAAGGGAAGGTTCCGCTGGCTTCCGATGCAGGTACATGCACACGCCTTCCCATATGAGCCAGAACTATCTGTCCATGAACTGGCAGAGGAGCTTCGGGGCATTGGATGCGTTCAGGTCTACCGTGCCGGAGAGAAGCGCTACGTGGATGTGCTGAACTTCACCAAGCACCAGAGAGTTCCTAATTCTGAAAAACCCTCAACGGCCCCTGAGCCTGCAGAAAAAACTTTGACAACTTTTGTTGAACACGATGTCGAACAATGTCTGACACCATGTTCAACAAAATCACCCTTGGAAGTATGGAGGTATGGAAATGGGAAGGATGGAAATGGGAAAGGGGAAGAGGGAGGTATGGAGGTAGGGAAGAACAATAAGTCTGTACTAGAGGCAGGAGATCCAATCTCCAGAGTCTGGAACATGTACAGGAGGTATCACCCTAGAAGCAGGACAGAGCCAACAGAAAGCTGGCGCGTCCTCATCGAGAAGGCCTTAGAGGAACACTCCACAGACGACCTTTGCCTGACTGTGCGCTGGGCTAAGGAGTCTCAGGCTTACTCGTTCCAAAGAAGCAAAGGGCACGACAAACTGAACAACATCCTGGCGTCGACAAAGCTGCCAGGAAGGATTGAATCCGCCCTTGAATGGGCAGGAATGGCCTCCTCCCTAGAGGGATGGCTCGAACACAACGCGAAAGCAGCGCTTCGGTATAGGGACGAAGCGAAGCAGTACGGAGCCGAGATGTCTCCAGGCTCGCTAATCCACTACATGGGTGAGTATGGACTTGCTCAGCCGTCGCCAGAAGTAGAAGCAAAAGTAATCAATTGGTTGGTATCAAGGGAGTCGATGTGAGTATTGGTAGTTCGGAGCATTCAGAGAGAGCTGTGCTGGGGGCAGTGTTCATCGCAGGAAGTGACGCAGTTCACGAAGCGGTTGGGCTGGGAATAACAGCAGAACACTTCTCCATACCAAGCCACCGCAAGGTGTGGGAATTGGTCTCAGCTGAGGTTGACTCTGGCAGGCCCCCAGAGGTGGGCTTTATAGCGGAGCGGTACCCAAGGGACGTTAAGTCTTGCGGAGGGCTGTCGTTCCTAACCAGCCTTAGTAGTTCTTGCGGGTCACTAGCCTTGCTCCCTCAGTACGTGGAGAACATCCTTGAAGCAAACAGGAGGGCTCGCATGGTGCTTGCCGCGAAAGAAGTCCTCCAGGCGGCAGCCGACGATGAGCATCGGGCAGACCACCTTCAGGTAATCATGGAGAATGCACTCAACGAGTCGTCTAAAGACATGGGCATTCAAGAAAAGCCCGAGTCGGTAGAAGACATCATCAGGGAATGGTCTAACAAGCGCGCCATGGTTCTCTCGGGAGAGTCAAAGGACACAGAGCTCAAGTGGGACCTGTTTGCCCTCGACCGCTTTGTCCTCGCGGGCCCAGGGCACCTCATTGTTATCGGGGGAAGGCCGAAGATGGGTAAGACCCAACTCGCCGTCTCTCTTATGGCAAACATAGCGAGGAAGAGCGGGCCGGCATTGTTCTGCTCAGCTGAGATGGGCAAAGACGCTCTAGCCAGAAGGATACTGAGCTCAACCATGGACATCCGGACAAGGGACTCCACAAAGTTCGCCCTTGGGTTCGAGGAGACCATCAAGGGATGGCAGGGTGTGCCCCTAATGTTTGACTACAAGGCCCGAACGGTTCGCAAGGTCTGCGCCAGCATCAGGCAAGCCAAAAGGAAGTTCGACATCGGAGCAGCTGCGGTCGACTACCTGCAGTTGCTTGAGATGGACGGAGCTCGCTCAGAGGAGGAAGAGATTGGTAGGGCCAGCAAGACCTTCAAGGGCCTCGCTGAGGAACTCGAGATACCCATCCTTCTTCTCGTTCAGGTGAACAGGAAGTGCGAGGACCGAACTGACAAGCGTCCTTTGATGAGCGACATTCGCGGCTCAGGACGTGTCGAGCAGGACGCTGACGCTGTTGTGTTTGTGTATCGAGAGGTCTACTACAACGAGCGCTTCCCAAGACCTTCTCAGGTTGAGCTGATCGTCAGAGCCAATAGGCACGGCCCAACCGGAACCGGCATGTCTTTCTGGTCACCCGGCTCCGGTTGGTTTAAGGACCCTACGCATCAATGGGGCGAAGGGTCACCTCCTCGGCAAGGCCGCGCCTCCGAACACTAGCCCTCGGTATTCCGAGAGCTATCCTGTGCCGACGCACAGTCTCGCCTGAGATTTGTATGCCCCAGCGAAGCGCTTCGATAGCGAGCTCTTGGTCGTTGAGCCTAGGCCAGGACTTAAGGAGGTTAGCCACCGTCTCTCGGTTCTTCTCTCCTACCGTCCTGGCGCTCTCTTTTGCTAGAGCCAGGTCTGTGCATCGCTCGCATAGGTCCCAAGTCTCGCTCTCGTTCACAGGCTTTCTCTGCCACCCGTCAGGGTAACGCTTCGGGAAGATGAGCCACTCGTCCCTCCCGCACTCGTCGCAGCGAACTACTGAGTACCTCATCGCGCCACCCCCTTCTCGCCCAGAAAGACCATGCTTATGATCGCTTCACCGCTTGGGGCTGTGGGGAACGTGTCGAGGGCGGCTCGCTTTATCGCGTCTCTGCAGACCCTTGAGACGTTGATTCTCAGCCCCGCCTTCTTCAGCCTGTTCAGCAAGTCCTCGGTTTCCCTGTCGATGCTGACGCTCAGCACCCCTTTGTAGTTTCTGTCTTCGCCCATCAACCCTCCTCCATGATCCTAAGCGCCCTTGCCATAGGGGATTCGATGCCACGAAGCCGTCGAGCCGAACCAACAGCCTGCTCTGAAACACCCATATCCCTGGCCACCCTTGAGTCTGACCATAGCCCGAGCTTCGGGTGGTACTCGCCCAACTGCTTCTTGGCAGCATCGACGCCAAACCTTTTCAGGTACGCAAGCGCCGTTTGGTAAGAGATAGACCACTTCTCGGCAACCTTTGATGCGTTGCCTGTCTTCATGTAGTCGTCAATAAAGTCCTTCTTTTGCTCGTCTGAGATCAGTCTTTTTCTTGCCATCTTATTTCCCTCCAGCTTTCGCGATTTGCTCTGCCAGCCGCTTCGCCATCAGCGGCGGAACGGCATTTCCAATTTGTTTATCCACCGCAGTGCGGCTCCCCTGCCAAGGCCAGTCGGGAGGAAAGCTCTGCCACGCAGCCCTCCACTGCCACGGCGCCCGGAACGTCATCAGCTGAGAGCATGACTTCTTCGGGTCGTGATGTCCCCGAGCCCCTAGCCTTGGGTCGGTGTGAACGGTCAGCGCGGCCGACTCCATCCACTCAAGTACGTTCTCAGGGATGTCTACTAGGTTGATGCTGCAGCAGTGGTGCCTCGCCAGGACAGTCCCTGCAGCAGAGTCCATCTTGGTCGGCGGGTGCTTTCGCTTCCACTCCTCGTCAACGCTAGGCGCGGGTCTTCTTAGGGTGACCTCCGATACAAGCCGGCACTGGTGAGACCAGCCATCGCCCTTGACGGTATGAGCTGAACCGTCCGTCCATGGTGGTTCGCCCTTCCACCCTGAGCCAGTCCCTTCACCGGCCATGTCTCTCTTTGTTGGGTTGCCGCCAAGGGTCTCAAGGTGGAAACCCATCCCGTTTATGCCAATGGCGGAACCAGCGGTTACCCACGGGACGCCCCCGTCAAAGAGTCCAGGCGCCTTACGCGGGTCGTAGTGCGTCTTAGAGGGCCAGGACGGCTCAGACTGGTCTAGCCTCCACCCCATGATGAAAACCCTTCTACGTGCCTGTGGGACGCCGTAATCGGCACAGTTGAGGAGCTCCCACTTCACCCCATACCCAAGGCTCTTTATCTCCTTGAGGATCTCCTCTCGGTAGCCGACGTGCCTCTTCTGTGCAAAGCCGGCTACATTCTCCGCCAGGAAGTATCGAGGGTCAGTCTCCTTGATGGCTCGTATGAACCAAGGGAACCCATCCCGAACGTCCTTCCTCCCGGCCTTCTTCCCTGCGTTGGAGTATGGCTGGCAGGGAGGTCCGCCAGTCAGCACGTCAACGCCCTTCCAGGGAGAGAAGTCCATCGTAGACAGGTCTCCCTGGATTACATGCTTCTCTCCGAACGCAGCTCGCAGGGTGTTGCATGCCTTCTCATCAATCTCCACTAGGGC